GATTTTCCTGAATGGGAACCCGATGAATTAGTACAAGCTGCTATAAAGAAATACCAGGAATTACAAGATAGCGTTTCATTACGTTTATTAAGGTCTACTAAATTAGCTTTAGAAACTATTGAAGAATACTTTAAAACAGCTAATCCTGAAGATATTTCTACTATAGTTAAGAACGCTAAAGAATTGGGTAATTTGGTACAATCATTAGATAAGTTAGAGAAACAAGTACAAAAAGAACAATTAGAAAATGCAAATATACGCGGATCTTCAGAGGTGGGCCTTTTTGAGTTATAGTGGGTATTCTATGGTAAAGAATACAGCAATAATTGTGTGGGTAGTAGTGCTACTATTTGCTTTCTTATACAGTTCAAGAAGTAATAATGATGATGACAAATATAATTTCCAGTAAAGATTTCTACCCTTTATTATTAGTTGCAGTAATGTTTTTGTTTTATGGTATGGGTAAATTATTAGAATACAGGGAAAAGAAGAGAGAAGATGAACGTAAAGCTCAAGCAGACCAAGAATGATTAGTCAAATTAAAAATAATTAAGATATGACTCATATAGACGTTAAAGATGGGGAAAAGTATGATTATGATTTAGTTGATGTAGATGAAGTAGAATTTTTATTAAACGTGCCTAAAGAAATGTGGAAAGTATATTCATCTGGGGAATTTATAGATGATATTCATGCGGATGCTGAACATTGGAGAGAATTGGAATTTACTGTAGAAGAGTTAGAATATTTAAGGGGTAAATATCCTAAATGGTTTAAGAAGAATGGTAAAACTAAAACAGACTAAGAATAGCGATAAATTTAGGCAACCTGCCTTACATTTTCAGAAGTATGGGCAGTATACTTTTGCACCTCCTGGTACCTCAGAGTATATAAGGTACTGGTCAACAGAATTCGAGAGGTGTAAATTTGGTTATACAGCACCAGATGGTGATTTTATTTCTGGTTACTATTATTTTTATTTAAACTACTTTCCTATTGATTTAATCAAAGAGATAGAGATAGAGGTAGCACAAGGAGTTACAAGTCTCAGGGCACAAAGTGTCAGGGACTTTCCTAGGTTTTATGACTATGATAGATTCTTTTTTGATGCTATAGAAGCATGTGATGAGCAAGGAAAACATTTAATAGTACTTAAAGCAAGACGTAAAGGATACTCTTATAAGATAGCTTCTATGCTTATTCGTAACTATTATTTCTTTAGGGAATCAAAAGGTTTTGCTTTAGCTGCAGAAACAGAATTCCTTGTTAAAGATGGTATCCTTACAAAGGCTTGGGACGGTATGGATTTTCTTGATCAACATACAGCCTGGTATAAAAAGCGTCAAGTAAAGAATACAATGATGTGGCGTAGGGCTTCATTTTTACAGAAAGATGATACTGGTGTAGAAGTAGAACTTGGTTACAAGTCTGAAATAATGGGGGTTACTTTAAAGAATGATCCACAGAAAGCTAGGGGTAAAAAAGGTAAACTAATTATATTTGAGGAGGCTGGTAAATTTCGTAACTTACTACAAGTATGGCAGATTGCTAGACCTTCAGTTGAACAAGGGTCTCATGTATTTGGTACTATGGTTGCCTTTGGTACTGGTGGTGAAGAAGGGGAAGACTTTGAAGGTTTAAAAGAATTATTTGAAAGACCTAAAGCCTATAACTGTTTAGAGTTAGAGAATATATGGGATGAGGATAATATAGGTCAGAAATGTGGTTTCTTTGTACCACAATACGCTAATTTAGAAGGGGAGTATTATAATGAGGATGATGTAAATGATCCTTTTAATGGTATTCCTTTTATGGATAAAGACGGTAATACAAATGTAAAAGTAGCCAAAAAGTATATATTAAACCAAAGAGCTAGGGTAATTAAGAATGCTACAGATAGGAAAGCTATAGACAGGCATATAGCCGAGCAGCCAATAATACCTGCTGAAGCAACTTTAGATTTAGGTACTAATATATTTCCAAAAGCAGATTTGCAAAGGCATCTTTCATTTATACGTAATAATGAAAAGATAAGGAATTATAAACAAGTAGGGGAATTGTACTTTGATAATGAAGGACAATTAAAATGGATGCCTGTAGACCCCTTAAAAGCCAAGGATATAGTTAGGTACAGACTTGATCCACAAGATGACCCCCGAGGACAAATTGTCATTTGGGAACATCCTGTGCCTAATGCTCCTTGGGGTTTATACATTGCTGGTACAGACCCTTATGACCATGACAAATCTGGTACCAACTCTTTAGGTTCTACTTTTATTTACAAAAGGTTTGTAGTAGGGGAATATTACACTGATACTGTAGTGGCTGAATATACAGGTAGGCCAGATACAGCAGCAGAATATTATGAAAATGTACGCAAATTATTGATGTACTATAATGCCACCCTACTTTATGAGAACGAAAAGAAGGGGTTGTTTTTCTATTTTGAGAAGATAAATGCTACTCATTTATTAGCAGACCAACCAAATGATTTAATCGGGGATATAATAAAAGATTCTAAAGTAGACCGTAAGAAGGGTATACATATGAATCAACATATTAAAGATTGGGGTGAAGGTGCTATTAGGGATTGGCTAGTAGAAGAATATGCTCCGGGTAAGAAGAATCTTACCAAAATAATGTCAGAACCTTTATTGGAAGAACTTATAGCCTACAACGATAAAGGTAACTTTGACCGCTGTCTTGTTGCTGGTACTATGATATCTACAGAAGAAGGTTTTAAACCGATAGAATACATAAAGAAAGGGGATAATGTAATTACCCATACAGGTAAATTACAAACAGTAACTGAAGTAGGCAATAGAATACCTGAAGAAAAGATTTTAAAATTTAAAGTAATAGGTTCTTATGAACCTTTAGTAGTTACAGAAAACCATCCTATTTTAACAGCTTTTGTAAAAACAAAAAAACATAATACAAGGGTAAAGGCTTTAAATAATATTGGTTTTAAAGAAGCAAAAGATTTAACTTATAAATACCAATTTGTTCTATTACCTAAACGTAAATTTTTAAAAGATAATAAATATTCTGATGATCTAATGTATTTATTAGGCTGGTATGTATCGGATGGTTATGTAAACGAATCTTCTAGAAAAATTAGTTTTTGTTTGCAAAGTAATCAGGAGCAGATGGCTATTAAAATCGCAACTATTTTAGATAAATATAGTGAGGGAGAATATAGGGAATATAATAATAGAAAGTATATAGCCAAACCCGCACAAATTAGAAAAGAGAAAGGGTATATACAAATAGTAAAAACATCTGAAAAATTATCTAATTTCCTGTTAGAGCACGGGGGAAAACCGAATAATAAAAAACTTTCTACTTATATATATAATTCTAAAAATACTCTAATGCTATTAGTTGGATATTTGGAAGGAGATGGTCATCAAAAAAGTAATGCCAAATATGATGGATACAAGAGGGAAGTGATAGAAGTTGCTGGTATATATAAAACTTTACTACTTCAAGTAAGGCAACTTTTAATAGATAATAATATATGGTCTTCTATTAGATATATCTCTAATAAGAATAGAAAAGGCAAACCTCAATATTCTTTGAGCATTTCTAGAAAGTACATAAATAAAATAGCCTCTAGATCTTTAAAATTCAAAACAGTACCTGAAGTAAACATGATAGAGAAGAATTATCAATTAGAGACTGGAGATGGGTTCTGGACCCCTATAAAATTAATAGGGGAAGAAAAGGGGGTAAAAGAAAAAGTATACAATTTTGAAGTTAAGGGAGACAATTCTTACATAGCCGGAGGAGTCGCTGTTCATAATTGTATGGCTTTCATGTTAGTAATGATGTATCGTCAACAACTGCATAAAGTACATGTAAAAAACAAACGTATGGAAGTTAGAAAGCGCACTTTATTTCCAAACGGTTTATTCACAGGCTACGATGAAGATTATACGTATAACTTAATTTAAACAGAATGGCATCATTTTATAATCCAGAAGCACAGGTAGTTCCTTATCAAATGCTTCCTATAAAAAAGAAAGATGAAAAGTGGCGTAAAACCACTGTAGATGCTTATATCTCTAAATTTTATTTTGGTAATAATAATAGTATCAATCGAAAACACCAAATGAAAATCGCTTATGATTTGTACAATAGTGTATTTGATGAAAGAGATTTAAAGTATGTTACAGATCCTTATAAAGTAAATGACAGCTTCCCAGCTTCTTTACAAAATTTTAATATTATAAAACCTAAAATAGATTTACTATTAGGTGAAGAAACTAAACGCCCTTTTTCTTTTAAAGTAGCACAAACAAATGAAGAAGCTACTACTAAATATCAATCAAAACAATTAGAATTGTTGCTTCAAAAAATGAAGCAGTTAGCTGAAGAGAACCCTAACGTTCCAGCTACTGAGGAAGAAGTAGATAAAATGATAGAGATAGGCAATTATATGAATAAAGATTATTCTGATATTGCTGAAATGACAGCTTATCATACTCTTCAGTATCTAAAAGAGAAGGAAAATATTAAATATAAATTTATGGAAGGGTACCACGATTTAATGTGCGCTGCCCTAGAAGTTTATTATACTGGTCAAATCAATGGCGAACCTATATTAGAACGTGTAAATCCATTGTATTTTGGATTTGACTATAGTCCTGAAGTAAAATTCATTGAAGATGGTGAGTGGGCCGTACGTAGAATGCGTATGACCCCTACTGCTATCTATGATAGATTTTATGATATAATGGAGGAATCAGATTTAAAAAATCTGTTAGAAACTTACAGGCAATCTGGTTACGAAAGTAAACGTGACGGTGGTGAATTTAACCACATTAGATGGCGTAATATCCCTATAAAAGGTTACAATGATTATGATGTATTTACAGGTAATACTATAGATGTATGGCATGTAACTTGGAAATCTTATAAGAAGGTAGGTTTTATTACTTACGAAGATGAGACAGGTGAAATTGTGGAGGATGTTGTAGACGAAGGTTACATCAAACAAGAAGGCGAGCATATTACTTGGGATTGGGTAGTAGAAGTATGGGAAGGTTATAGAATAGGTGATGATATTTATGTTGGTATACAACCTGTACCAGAGCAATCTATCTCTATAGATAATCCAAATAGTGCTAAATTGCCTTATGTAGGTATTGTTTTTAATAATAATAATACTGCGCCTAAATCGTTAGTGGAAATAATGAAACCTCTGCAGTATATGTATATTGTAATATGGTATCGTTTAGAACTAGCATTGGCTAGGGATAAGGGTAAAGTAATAAATATGGATGTTACTCAAATACCTAAATCAATGGGGGTGGATGTTAATAAATGGCTTCACTATTTGTCTTCTGCTGGTGTTAACCTTATCAATCCTTATGAGGATGGTTGGGATATACCAGGTAGGGAAGGCGGTAAACCTTCTTCGTTTAATCAGTTTGGTCAAGTAGATCTTACTATGTCTAATGTAATCGCTGAGTATATTCATTTAATGGATAAAATAGAGGAGATGATTGGTGAGTTATCTGGGGTATCTAGACAACGACAAGGTCAAGTACAATCCAGTGAATTAGTAGGTAATGTACAACAAACTATCGTACAATCTTCTCATATTACTGAACATCTTTTCTTTGCACATAATCAAGTAAAACGTAGGGTCTTAAATAACCTTTTAAATATCGCTAAAAATGTATGGCATGATACAGGTAAGAAAAAATTAAATTACATTACAAGTGATATGGACAGAGTATTTTTAGATATTGAAGATGATTTTTGGTACTCAGATTTTGATATATTTGTAACAGATAGTACTGAGGAAAATCTTAATCTCCAAATGCTTAAACAACTTTACCAGCCTGCTATGCAAAATGGTGCTCAATTATCTGAAATTGCTGAAATAATGACTTCAAATAATCTTACAGATATAAAAGGTAAACTTAAAAAATTAGAAGAAGAAAGAGCTAAACGAGAGCAACAACAACAGCAGCCGCAACAAGAAGCTTTAATGGAGGTTGAAGCCATGCGTAAAGAAACAGAAGAAGCTAAACTTGCTATGAAAGCTGCGGAGATAGAACAACGTGAAAGCGATTCTATACGTGATTCTAAGACTGCTATAGAGGTAGCATTAATACAAGCAGAATCTAAAACAAATATAGAAAATACTAAGCATTTTATTGATAGGGAAAAATTCAATAAGGAACTTAATATAAAACAACAAGATATAGAAGAAAAACGTAGGGCTACGCAAGCTCAAGAAAGAATAAAAGAAAAAGAAATTAGAGTAAAATCTAAACAGAAAACACAAACTAGCTAGTTATGGAAAATGATATTTTTGGTGGGTTTACGGCAGTAGCCCAGAGTATCTCGGATAGAGCAATTTCGGTTGATACAGACGATGACGTCGAAAAACTGCCTGGTCCTGAAGATCTTAAAAAAGGTACCAGTAGACAAAAGAAAAGTACTCCAGAAGAACAACTTGATCACATCCCTTTAAAAGATAAAGGTGAGGATGAAGAAGATGTTATTGAAGAGGACGAAGATGAATTAGAAGACCATACTCATGAAGATGAGGATGAAGACGACTTACCACTTAAAGATAAAGAGGAAGAGGATGATTCAGAACCTTCTGAGTTAGGTGAAGCAGAGTCAGATATTGCTGCTTATGTACAAGAGAAAATGTTTGAAAAATTTGGGTTTGAACTTGGTGATGAGAAGTTTGAATCTATGGAAGATGTTGTAGATTTTATACAAGCAGTAGTAGAAGAAAATTCTAAGCCTCAATATGCTTCAGTAGAATTGGCTCGTATGGACGAATTTGTACGTAATGGGGGTTCTATAAAAGATTATATTGAAAATACTTCTGCTGATATTGAACCAGATAAAGTTGATATAGAATCTTACGAAGAGCAAAAAAGAATAATCAGGGAACATTTAAAAACTAAAGGTTACAGTGGAGATAAAATCGAACGTGCTATAGAACGATATGAGGATGCTGGTGTACTAAAAGAAGAGGCTGAGGACGCTCTAGACATGCTCAGTGAGTATAAAGAGCAAATGTCGGAAAAGCTATTAGAGGAGCAGAAAAATCAGAGGGCGGCTCTTATACAAGAGCAACAAAAGTATGTTGAAAGCGTAAAGGATGAAATAGAAGCGTTAAACGACATACGTGGTATACCTTTAACTAAAAGGGAAAAACAGGAATTATTTGAGTATATTTTCAAACCTTCTAAAAATGGTAGGACACGTTATCAAGAGGATTATATCAAGTCTCAAAGGAACATGATAGAATCTGCTTTCTTTACAATGAAAGGTGACGCTTTTGTTCAAAAAGTTCAGAAGAAAGCAACTTCTGAAGCTGCTAGTAGACTAAGGAAGAAACTCGCAAATAAAGGTGCACGGGGTAGAAATCAATCCGGCCAAGGAGGTAGTTCAGTTTCTGACATATGGGATATGGCTAGCAGTCAATTGAGAAGTCCTTTTTAACTAATAATTAAAACTAAATTAAATGAATAATACGGTTCTTAATGGGTTGCAACTATACCGTTCTAAGTGGTTTTCAGATTTAGTAGACGAGAACATGTTGTCAAACGCTTTGATGACTAAACCTCACGAAGTATCTACTGTTCTGTCTTACATTTTTGGAACATATGAAAGTAGTGTAATCGACTTCCTGACTTCAGGATTAGGAAAAACAATTACTGTTGAGAATAGACAGTATGAATGGCCTGTAATGATAGCTCATGACAAAGCCATTGAAATCTATGACGCCAAATGGCAAGGTCATAGTGTACAGAGTACAGATACTCCTGGTATTAACCAAACTCCAATTCTTCTTTATATGAAAGAGAAGTGGTTTGGACCTGGTGCTATTTTAGCATTTGACGAGCGTGAATTCCAAGCTCGTGTATCTGGTGCTCCTTACCAAGACGGTGACTATTATGTTTATACAGTATTTGTCGCTGATGGTAAAGCCGAATCATACATACCCGCAAACCTTCTGCAGAAGTTCAGTAAGGTAAGTAGGGAAGGTTCAGCTTACGAAGAATATAGTGAAGAAGCTGATATTGTAAACTACAACACTCCGTTCAAACTGAGAAATCATTTGACTACTATGCGTTTAGCTTACGATATTACTGGTTCTGCTTATTCTAGTAAGATGGTAATCGAAATGAAAGACCCGAAAACTGGTAAGTCTTCTTATCTGTGGTCTGATTATCAGGAGTGGCAAGCACTTCGTCAATGGTACAAGACTATTGATCGTTTCTTAGTTTATTCTAAGTATAACGCAAATCCGGATGGTACTACTGATCTTAAGGGTACTAACGGTCGTCCTGTATATATTGGTGCTGGTCTGCTTCAACAAATATCTCCTTCAAATCGTCAAACTTATACTAAGTTGACAGCTGATTTGCTGGAAGATTATCTGTTTAACCTTTCATACAATATCCTTTCTAAAGGTGAGCGTAAATTCGTTGCCCTTACAGGTGAAATGGGTATGAAAGAATTTGACCGTGTACTTAAAGAAAAAGCTTCTGGTTATCAGCTTATTGATACTAAATTTGTATCAGGTTCTGGTCAAGAACTTACTTTAGGTGGACAGTTTACTACATACAAGATGCTTAATGGTATTGAACTTACTTTGAAGCATTTCCCATTGTATGATGATATAGTATATAATAGGACTTTACATCCAGTTAGTGGTAAGCCGCTTGAGTCATATAGAATGACCTTCGTTGACTTTGGTATGAGAGACGGTGAGTCTAACGTACAGAAAGTTGTTCGTAAGGATCGTGAAATGTCTATGTGGCATGTAGCTGGTTCTGTTGCACCTGGTGTAGGTCATGCAAAATCTAAATCAACTCTTCGTGCTAATGCTAAGGATGGTTACACTGTTAACTTCCTTACCGAGCAAGGTATTATGGTGAAAGATCCTACTACCTCAGGGGAACTGATCATGGAAGTTGCCTAAACAAATTAACAAATCGGGGCCTTCGGGCCCCTGATTTATATTATAAATCTTCTAATCAAACGAGATTATGGAAGTAAAGATTAAACATATTACTAGTCAAGATTGGTCGGGTGTTACACGTTACCCAAATTGTTATGATGCTCTTGGACCTTACTTTACTAGATCAGGTCGTATTTATACTGGCCTATCAAAAGAAGATGCCGAAAGACTCGGCGAAATCCTAGGCTTAGAACTAGGCCCTAACTCAAACTTTTGGGATTCATTTAGAGTTAGGATGGGTTCTGGTGATCTATTTTTAGATACTTCAGACCCTTATGATGAATTGAAATATTTGTTTCTAAAAGGTCACAAACGAGTGGCTTCATCAATAGATGATCGTAAACCTACAGCACATTATTATATAAGTAATGAAGCTAAAGAAGCTGAGAAGAAAAACGAATATAACAGACTTAAACGTAAAGCTTACAAAGAATTTGATAAGATGTCTAATAGTGAGATTCGTAAAGCACTCAGATTGTATGGTTACAAAGCTGATGATGTATCAGACTCAGTAGCTGAAGATAGGCTAGCTACTTTACTTGAACAGAATCCTCAAAGATTCTTTGATAAGTGGGTTAATAACAAACACCGTATGACTGAATTCCTTATTAAGGAAGCAGTTGCTAAAAACGTTGTTCGTAAGAATAAGAACATCTATTCATATGGTACTACTACTTTAGGTAGAACTTTAGAGGAAGCTATTGATTATTTAGATAACAAAGAAAATTCAGAAATAAAAGCTACAATATTAAACGAAACTACAGTTAAGTAATGACAGTATTAGAGATGATTGAAGGAGTTAAAATGGGGATAGATAAATCTAACTCTATAATAGACTCTGTCAATTTTACAGAAGATGAAATACTTTACTGGTTAAACGAAGCTCAGATACAGCTAGTTAAACAAAAAATGTTTGGTAATAACTATCGTCATGAGGGTTTTGATACTCTACATGGCGGTGCTGTTACTAAGCGTTCTGATGACTTGAGTAATCTAATTCGTTATTCTAGGGAACTCGAATATCAGCATGATCCTGCTGCTTATCCCTACTTTAGGCCTCACAGATACCATCCAAATATAGCAGTTGTTAATATCGTATCTACTGTTCCTGATGGGTCTACTCCTGCTCCTACTATGCCTCATTATATGTTTTATGTCGGGGCAGATTTTAAGGTTAAAGGTAAAAGTGCTCCATTAGAAACGGTTGTAATAGAACAAAAAGATATAAATGATTTTGTAGAAACACCTACTAACAAACCTTATTTAAGGAATGCTTTTGTGTATTTAAAAGAAGGTGAAATCAATGTTATTTACGATCCTTATGTAGAACCTGAATGGTTGTATGTATCTTATCTAATGGAACCTAAAAAGTTAGCTTTAGATAAAAACCATCCTCGTTGGATTACAAATTATGAGAATATATTTTGGAATAGTGAGGAAGATACTAAAGGACTTTTAATGCCTCAAGTACATCCAGAGATAGTGGCTTTAGCTGTTAATTTAATATTGGAAAATATTGCTGATCCTCGTTATCAGTCACATAATATAGAAATAACAAAGAAAGAATAGTATGACTCCAAGGGAAATGCAAGGTGCGTTTGAGTACGCTATACATAAATATGATCAGGTTGGCATTGTCAAATCTGATGTAATATTTCATTGGCTGAATACTGCACTTATACAATTTGTTGAAACAAAATATTCTAATAAAATAGAGTCTTTTGAAGAGACTCAAACTGTTACAGATGAATTAAAGAATCTTGTTTCAGAGGTATCAATTAATACCACTAACTATACTTTTAGGTCAAATGGCTATGTAGCTTCTTTACCTAGTAATTATTTACATGCTTTGAATGAAGAGGTAACTATACAGTTTAATAATTCTGAAGGTACCTTAGTAATCAAAAGAGTGGGTGTAGTGGACTCTTCGTCTGCTACTGTAACATCTCAATTAACAGATCCTTATAGTCCACATATATTACATTACGGCAGTGCTAAGCCTATTAGGCTTTTTAATGATACTGGTGTAGTGTTATTATCTGATGGTAATTATACAGTACCTGTTTATCATTTGAGATATTTACGTTATCCTTCTAAAATTACACTGGCGAATCATTCTACAGAGTATATAGATATTCCTTCTCAAAATCATATTGAGATAGTAGAGGTAGCTGCGCTATTGTTCCTTAAAAGTTTAGGGATACCGCCATCCCAACCTAATAAAAATGAAAATAATAAAAATAATTAATTATGCTTAAAAGAGTAAATGAGATATTAATCGGTAAGGATATTGACCGCTATACTGGAGGGTTTGGCGGTGCCTCGATTAATACAATACAAGAACATATAGCTGAAGGTGAGATAGTAGTTCTTACTGAAGAAATGAAAGGTTATAGTGCAGGTGCTGATAGTTTCCTTACTACTCCTGTAATTTATATTGCCGAAGGTTCTGCTGATGTTCGTACAGAAGTTAAACCTGATGGTTCTGAAGTATCTATCCGTAGACTGATTATATCAGATCCTATTGATGGTCGTTTTGTAAAAGTTTATAGTAAAGAAGATTATGTAGCAAAAACTGAAGAGGCTGTTACTTTTGGTCCTATTCAGGATACTATTGTAGCAGGTACAGAATTTGTTCTTCGTCTTGTTTATAAAGACATTATAGAGCATCCGGGTCAATTTACTGAAACTTATCGTTATGTTGCTAAATCTGGTGATGCTTCTGTAAATATTTTTGATGGTCTTAGAAAACGTATTACTGCTAATAAAGGCAAATTGTCTGTTAAAGGTGGTGCACGTGTTACACCTAATGCTTTAGCTTCTGCTAATCTTGTACTTACAGGTAAGAAAATTCCTGAATGTACTACTAGTGTTAAGGATATTGACGAGCTCACACAAGTTGAATTCGAAGCTTTCCTTAATTATGTAGATAATGACGGTAATTGGGTAGAAGTTACTACTAGTCCTGTTAAGTCGTATACTAAAGCTAATCGTGGACAAGGTTCTTGGGAAGTTATTCGTGATGTTGAAAAGCATTCACTTAGCTATAGAGGTATTGAGAATCGTATATGGTTCCCAGTAGCATACCCAGAAATTCGTACACAAAAAGGTGGTGAGTATAATGTAATACTTATAGAGCATGAAGCTGAGTATAGGAGTTCAGATAACCAGTATGATAAGACTACTTCTCTTTCAACAGAAGTTGCTTTTGAAACTGCTTTAGGTAATCCTGCAACTCATCAAGGTAGTATTGTTGAAGATGATCTTGATGATTGGATGGCTTCACTTCCTGCTGCTAAAAACAGTAATGCACTTACTTGGTAGTACTAAAATTTAAAATTAATTAAAGGGCGGTCGAGTTAATCGTCCGCCTTTTTATTTTATAATTATGAAGAACGTAAAAGAAATAGTTAGGGGAAGTTCCGT